TTGTAAATCAATACCTTCTGTTGATAAAATAATCGAATCTGGTTGTAATTGTGCAGGATTAATTAATATATTACAATTATCAAGAGGGTTAGATGTACCAGGTGTTAAAGATAATAAATATTATGCTGGTGGTACATACGAATGGGCAGAATATTTAAAATCAATTAATGCATTAGAATTATTTGATATTAATAAAGAATATCCAGTTGGTTCATTATTAATTAGAGAATATAGAAATGAAGATGATCAAGGTCATTTAGCGGTCGTCTATAATAATCAAACTTTGTTACATTGTTATCAAGATGCGGGGATTACGATAGACGATAGTATTAAAACATCGCATAATTGGGATGCTAATGGATATTATGAGTTTGTGTGCGTTGGATGGTTTAAAAATTTATTTTGATATTTAGACCTGAGCGGATTTTAAATGAGCGTTTTTATTTTTTTAATTATTTCAGATGCTGTTAGAATTTCTGCAGTAGGAAAATCCTCTTTTAATCTTTTATTCATTTTATCTACATATTTTTTGAATTCATCAAATGTTTTCATATTAACTATATCATTTGCCCAAAAATGGTTTTTAATTTTATCAAAAGGCTCTTTTTTTAATACCTCTTCAAAATCAGTTTTATATTTACATAAGAGATTCAAATCCCTCACTAGTTTATCCCTGTAATATTGTTCATAGTCTTTTCTTATAAGTATATATACTACATCAGGTGTGAATGGTAATTTATCCTTTCCCTGAAGTCCAACAAATACAATATTTTTAGGGGTGAGGGGTGGGTGATCCATAATATAGAAGGATATAATAAATTAAGTTTTAACCATTTTGCTTTCATTACCACAATGAACACATCCGTAACCAAATAAATGATTTCTTGGTGTTTGATTAAATATTATATCATGAGCAACACATTTAATTTTAACATGGGTATGAACATTTTTATATTCAACTTCAGTATATTCATATTTTTTACCATGTATTTTCTTAGCTTTAACAATAAATTCTTCTTTGGTAGATTTATTTTTATTTGCCATAGAATTAATTCCACATGTTTTACATCCACTTCCATCTAGATGATTACCTAATTTTTGTTCAAATGCACCATGCTTAGGGCAAATTATAGTAATATTATCTCGTTGAGTCTTAATTTCTGTTAATTCATAATCATAATAATCTCCATGAATTAATTCTATTTTATTTAAAAAATCTTCTTTAGTCATTTTAGGTTTAGTACATTCTTTACAACCTGATCCACTTGATATATGATGATTTGGTTTTTGTAGAAATTCTCCATGGGTTTTACATATAATTATAACTGGTTCTGTATTTTTTTCGTATTTAACTTTACTATAATCATACTTATCGCCATGAACTTTCGTTGCATCTTCAATAAATTTTTCAGTTGTATTTTTTTTACTATTTTTTCCACATGCTGTGCATCCTCTTGGTTGGGTATTACTAATATGGCTTCCTGCTTGTTGTTCAAATTCCCCATGATCTTTACATATAATAATTACTTTTATTTTTGCATTTTTGTATTCTACTTTACTATAATCATATTTATCACCGTGAATTTCTTTTGCTTTTTGAATAAATATTTCTGTCATTTTTACTTAGTTAATATATTGACATATGTTTAAATAAAATTTTCAATTTTATGCCTCTGATTACAGTGTTCTACGACTATAATATATTTTATTTACAATATATATTATAATTCTATCTATCATATAACACATAGTACGTTATGATTAAATTAATTAAAGATTATTTCTCTTATTAATGTGATATTCTTTATTATTATCTGAACCAGTACCTAATTTTAAATCACATAACCAATTTCGATAATAATTATCTACTAATTCAACTGAATCATCATGCAATATTATCATATTATCTGGAATTGAACCTTTATGTGCTAACCATACTAATTGATGAACATAATATTTATTACCATTAATACTAAATTGTGAATATTTTCTACCTCTGATTTTATATGGTTTTAATAATTCATCATTTAATTTAATATTACCTTTATCCGATATTTTATATTTTTTTGTTGATTCATCTATATTTAATTCTTTCCAAACTTCTGTATCTGATTCTATGACATTATCATTTTGTTCTTGATTAATAAGTTTATACTTATGACTATAAGCAAATCCATCTGTTTTTAAGGCTCGATCTATTTTTCCTTGTGCTGTATTTATATCTGATTTTATATTCATTCTTTTAACCATAAATTCAACAAGGTCTTTTTTCATTTTAAATTTACCAACTGATTCTTCTTTTAGATTAAAAACTTCAAATATATCAAGAGTTTTATTATTATTTGATATTTTAGTACTTTTAATCTGACCTTTTTTAGAATTATCTTTTATAGACATCCATTGTAAATTTATAATATTATTATTTAATGGATTATCATCTATATGATCAACAGTTTCATTAATCTTTATACTTGGAAAAATAGAATTTAATAATAAATGAGATAATAACAATCCATAACTTTTTTTGTTATGAACTAAATTTATGGATGGATCATAATTATTATTTGATTTAGTACATAATATTTTATTAGTTTTAATATTTTTAACGATACATGAATCACTTGAATTAAGAGGCATAATTTTATAATCAACAAAATTAATTTCTTTACCAATACAGCCATGCCATACATTGTACTTGAATTTTCCATATATTGGATGTTTGGCATCTACGCTTTCAACTATAACGTCTTCTTTGATCTTTTTGAATGGTTCAAATAACAAATCTTCAAATCTATTTTTATATACATTATATTCATCAACCATATCTGGATTAAAATTTTTAAATATAACACGACCATTTTTTAAATGTTCTATAGACAAATCTGAATGTGCAAAAAAGACCAACCTATGAAAATAATAATTGTGTGTTTTATATTTAATATTTTTATAAAAACCATTGGCGCCTTTTATACCCTTACAACCCTCTATGAGTTTTTCATTAATTTTTATCTGACCATCTTTTGATGCAAAAATTATATGATTGTTTATAAGTTCAGGTGGTATTTGTTTAAACTCCATTTGTTTTACTAATACTCTTCATAATATATAATATATTCAATTTCTTATAAAAAATTAAAATTGATTGATTTTAATTTTTTGATATATAAAAATATAATAGTGTGATTTTCTCTAATTGCTGTCCTTTGTACCCTTCCTTTCGGAATATTTCTCATAACTTTTTAATAAAAAGTTAATCGGGAGTAGACTATATCTTAAGCACTTGAAAAACTGGTTAAGTTTCTAGTACCCATTGTCGTTTAGTCGTTGAACCTTATCCATAATCTACCTTTTATCTCTTAATATCGATCTTAGGATCTTGGCTGCGGATTGCCCATCATAGACTGTTAATCTATATCCAATATATTTTTACTGTACCCAAGTTTTATCTTGGCCAGATACTCTTTTCAGATGTATCCTTAGTAATATTGGCTTAAGGGGTTTCCCGAACAATTTGGCAATGTTGCAGTTTTTTGGGAAAAAACTACTAGTATCTGAGTATCTATCATCAAAATGATAGTTGTGACTCTAAATGTTTTGTCTGGTAGTATAGCACAAGTGCTACCAGCATGATACTTTTCAGCTCTATTGAAATTATCATCAAAGCGAGGCCAGCCATGCCCGACATAACGCGAAGTACGTTGTAGTTAAAGGCATAGATGTTGAGGTTGGAGTTTTGCGCTAGGTAGTAGCTGGAGAATGAGCCGCTACCGAGGTTGGCTACACCGGCCGCGCGGCCGAGTGATAGCGCGAGTGTCGCGTTATCAATGCGAGAGAAGTTGCATGTGCCGCTGGGTTGGTGTTCTTCGGGTGTGAGGGCAAATGAATATACGTTAACACCATCGGCGGGTGTGTTGCTGAAGCATTGGTAAGGTTGGACGTAGTTGAAGTAGTCGCCATCACGGACGTTGAAGCGATCGTGGCCGTTGAGTTGGAGGAGGCCAGTTTGGGTGGGGTTTTCGCTGCGGTCGAGTTGGAGACCATAGTTATCCCATTGGTAGACAACGTAGTCAAAGGCGGCTGCACCTTGGTTAAGGGCGGGTGTCGCTTGTAATACATTGCGTGTGCCACCGGCAGCGGCTTCGAATGATGCCGCATCGAGAGAGGCAACGTCAATGGGGAGGAGAGCACCTGTAATTGTTACGTTATCAATATCGAAGATTTGTGTATCAACAACGAGGGCTTTGGCCGCATTGAAGTAAGCCGCATACGCACTTGACATACTGCCAACGTGTGCAACTGTACCATCAGCATTTAGTACAATGTTGTTGGAGCCAATGCTGCACCAGCCGAGGATGAAACGTTTGGTGGCTAGGAGTCTGGCTGATGTTGAGCTTACGGCATCATAGCCTAAGAAACGGAGGCCGGATGTGTAGCGACCGAGTTGTACGTTCCAGAGAATGAATTTGCAAGGGTGGTTGAATGATAGGCGTGTGCGTGTGTTGGTGGATGTGATGGATTCAGATGAGGGGAATTGAACTTGTTCGATGAGGTATTCGTGTGTGGCTTGGGCAAAGCGTTTGCGTTCTTCTTGGTCGAGGTAGACGTAGTCGACCCAGAGAGACGCATACGAGATGCTGGGTTGAGATGACCAAGATGAGGCACCAGCGGCGTAGTTGGAAACAACGAGGTTGTTGAGTGTGTTAATGTCGAATGTGATGCGGACTTCGTGGTATTGGAGGGCAATGAGGGGTAAGCCGAGGCCATCGTGTCTGCAGTGGAAGAATTGGAGAGGGACATTGAGTGTGTAGTTGTTGCCACCGTTGGGTTGTACGGCGAGTTCTGTCATGGCGGGGACATTGCCAACCATTACGGCGTAGCCGCGTTCTTGGCCGATTTTGTGTGTGAGTTCGTACCAGACGTTGAGCCAGTCACCGTATTGTTTGTCAATTTGGGTGCCGCCGATTTCGAGGTAGTAGTCAGAGATTAGCGAGTGGCCGAGGCTTGTTACCCAACCCCAAGAAGGTTGGAAGGATTGGCTATTGACTGTTACAGCGTTGAGTTGGCCGGATGTGAGTACTGCACGGAAGTACATTTTGGTTACGACGTCAGCGTTACGGGTGAGTTGGACTGTAACGTGGCTGCCGAAGTTGCATGAGCCAGTGAAGGTTTGTTCGATGGCTTCAGAGGCGAAGTTTGTGTGTCGTCTGTATACGCACTATTCCCTAAAGTTTCCTAGAGGGGTGGACTATATCTTAAGCTGTCATTGAAATTTAGTTAGAATTTCTCGAGCCCACTCGCATTTAGTCTCTGAACTGCATCCTTAGATCTTACTATAACGATCGTTAGGACTTGGCTGCGGATTGCCCAATCCACACAACTTATTACCATACCCTAGTTTCCTATTCTAGGCCATCAGAAAATTTCTTCTCTGACTTGGTATCGTGTGGCTCTAGTACATGTATATAATTATTCTTTTTGTACTGGTTAAAACTTTTAAATTTTAACCGAGGGTGTTCCCGCAATTTGGGAGTGTCGCAAAATAAATCAGTGATAATTATTCTTTTTAATTTATTTTACTAGCAACTACTTTTAAATAGTTACTTTTTAAGGCCGTCAGTTACAGACTTTAACCTTGAAAACGCTACTACCCTATGGTTTCCCATAGGGGCTAGACTATATCTTAAGCCTAAAATTATTTAGACCCACTGACATTTAGTCGTTGAACTGCATCCATATTATAAAGAATTTAAATTGTTTAAATAATCACTTGCTAATTTAAACTTTTCTTCTAATGTCAATAACTTGCTTGTAAAATATTTTTTATTACCGGATGGATGATTTAATATTGCATATCCTTCTGCTTGATATACATTTGGTCTTGCTTTTAAATATACTAAATACATCGGTAATGTTGAAGTTTTTTTATGAGATTTACTTAAATTAAGTTTATGGTCAAGAGTTAATTTTTTTCCAAAGAAATGATGTTTTTCTCCTTTTTTTGCATCGCTAATTTTTTTCTTAGTATCATCAGTTCTTGGTTTATTAAAATTGTAATTATTTGAACCTAATTTTTTAAGTCGCATTCTTTCACGACTTTCTTCACAATGTGTTTTTCCTTTATTTCCTCCTGATTGAATATTATATCCATTTGGACATATTGAATTATATTTGATTATAAATTCTTTTTCTTTTTCATCTAATTCATTTTCAGGACCTTCATATATTTGTTCTATTGTGAAATTTTCAGGTTTATATTTTTGTATTGCATTTGATAATGCAATACATTTATTTATTTTACAATGCTCTAACCATCTTTTTCTTAATGTTCGTGTTGTTTGACCAACATAACATTTATTATCTGTAATATTTTTAATTAAGTATATTATTCCCATATTTATACAAGTTATATTGATAATTCTTTATAATTTAGGACTTGGCTGCTGATAGCCCATTTATAAACTACTATATTTCGAATCTACGTGAGATATTATAATAGTTTAACATCATTTGTATTTTTACCATACCCAAGTTTTTACTCTTGGCCATTAAATGTATTTCTACCTTAATTTGGTAACAAATGCTTTAGGGGTTCCCAGAACAATTTGACAGTGTCGCAAATAAATTATATTTTATATTATTCTTTTTAATTTATTCACTAGCAACTATAACAACAAAAATGGTGAATTTTTGTGATGGAATACTTAGTGATTTATCCTTGAAATATCCATATATTCAAGGCACGTTGCTTTTCAACCCTTTATTCAAAGGTGATTTGAGGATTACCAGTTAGGTATACATCTTGCTGATGTTCTCTATAGTTTCCTATAGAGCCTGACTATATCTTATGATTCTTAAAAAGAACCCGAATGCCGTTTAGTCGATGAACTGCATTCCTTATTTAATTATACTGTTTAAATAATAAGGAACTTGGCTGCCAATCGCCCATTTAAGATTTTTCAATCTACATCTTTCGATTTTTTACTATACCCAAGTTTTTACTCTTGGCCATTAAGTATATTACTATCTTAACTTAGTATCGAAAGCTTTAGGGTATTCTGGTCAATTTGACATTCTTGCATAACTTCACTGTTATACTAGCAGGTTATATAAAAAATAACTATTTCGAGGTAACTTATACCATTAGTTATTTTTCCAAATATTTACACAGGTTTATTATACAAGGAATATTTGGATCCTTATACACTGCCTACTGTTGGCGCCCAAGAAGATAAAGCACCATACGCTACGAGTTGAACTAGACCACCACCGCCCATTTTTTAGTATATACCTATACTTCAGAAAATATTTTTTCTTCTTTTAACCTCAAATTTAATTAAATTTAATTAAAATTTAATTAGAAACTAAATGTTTTTTTAGAAATATTAATTAATTAATTATGCTACTGTAACTATTTGCGCAGTAACATATAACATTATATCCATGAAAAATGATAAGAGTATTGTTACAATTGCAGAAAATATAATTAGAACATTTAATACTAATTTAATTGTACTATTTTGTATTAAATCTAATGGATCTGTACCAATAAAATATAGCATTGAATAACATATAGCAGTTCCTGCTGTAATTATTGGTGCCAATTCAGCTATCCATAATAAAAATCTAACCCATAGACTTTCTTTTTTTGCTTTTGCATGTTCTTGTGATATTGTACCATTTGCTACACTTTGATCTACTTGATTATTATAAACTTGTGTTGGAGTACTCATATATATATTAAACGTATATATATATTTATTTCTTACTTAAATATTTTTTATCAAATAAGTATAATGTCCACATTTAAAGAAAAAACCACTAAATATTCTTCTTTTGTCAATAATAAAAATAGAAAAAAACAAGCTAATATTCAAGATACCGTTGATATGTGTCATCAAAAAACTATGGAAACATTTAATAAAAAACATTCTAATGTTGATAAATGGAAATCTAGAATTCAAAAATATCAAGAAGATATTGAAAAATTAAATAATGAACCAGCATGTATTGATACTGATTCTAAAAAGAAATTATTTCAAGAAAAAATAGAATTATTAAATAGAAATATTTCTGAAATAGAAAATAATCATAATGAATTAGAATATTTTTACAATACTATGGATATTTTAGTTAATTATTATGATGCTGATCCTCATACTGCTAACAAAGCAAATCTATTAAATGATTATCTTAAAATCACTAATCAAACTAGTAATAAATTATCTCACAATACTATTTTAGAATGCCCTGAATGCAAAACTGAAATGACTGTTCATCAACAAGATGGTTTAATTGTATGTACTTCATGTGGTCGTTCTAATGAAATCTTATTAGATACAGATAAACCTAATTACAAAGAACCAATGCCTTCTAATAAAAACTATACAGCGTATAAAAGAAAAAATCATCTTAATGAAAAAATTAATCAGTTTCAAGCTAAAGAAACTATTGATATACCACCTGAAATATATGAAGAAATTAAAACAGAAATTAAAAAATTACGTCTTGAAAATGATGATATTAATCATAAAGTTATGAGAGATATTCTTAAAAAATTAGGTCATAATAAATATTATGAACATATTACTCATATTATCTGTTTCTTAACATGTAAATTACCAATCACTATTTCACGTGAAGCTGAACATAAAATAGATATGATGTTTGAAGAAATTCAAGAACCTTTTGAAATATTCAAACCTAAAAATCGTAAAAGCTGTTTAAACTACAATTACTTAATGCACAAATTCTTTGAATTATTAGAATTAGATGATTATCTTATTTATTTTCCATTATTAAAAAATCGTGAAAAATTACAAGAAGTTGATATGACTTGGAAAAAAATATGTGAATATTTAAATTGGGAGTATTATGCATCTGTCTGAAAATTGATAATTTTAATTTAAAGATATTAAAACTATTAATTAAAAATGAACGCCTCTGATATATTCAAAACCATCAATCTTAAGCTTAAAAACTATGCTGATCATAAATCTAAGGTAATTGAAGAACGTGTTTATTGGACATGTGTTGATAAAATATTTGAAGCTCAAAATTACGAAGATTATGAATTAGATTCTAATAATAATATTTATGTATCTTATTCTCTAAAAAAAGAAGAATCAATTATTAATCAACCACATGATTCAATTACTGCTCAAATCATATCAGAATATAGAAAAAATCTTAAAAAGAGATTAGTGAAAGATGGATTTTTTGTTAAATATTCTGAAGATGAAATTAAAATATATTTTTCAGAACCAGCTATAACTTTTGATTTTAATGATCTTGAAGATGATATTAATAATACAGAAGAAGAAACTAATCAAAATATAATTATTCAATAATAAATTAAATTGTTATTTTAAAGATAAAATTACTTTTTTTATATATGGGAAAAGGTGATTTTAAATTGGAGATAAGAGGAAATGTTGATTTTTTAACAGATTTTCCACAAGTATCATATTTTGATATAGTATATAAAAGATATACTAATTTTGCAACTGAAATGATATATTTACCGGTTACTGGTTCATTAGAATTTGGGGAACAAATTACATGTATTTTACCTAAAAGTGGAGATTTAATTCATAAAATGTATTTAGCTGCTACATTATCTGAAGTAGCTATTCCAAGAATAACTAATATTTCTGGTCTTGATCGTACAGATCAATCTAATGTATATTCTAATTTTAAAACATTTTTAAATATTATTTATCCAGTTTATCGTGCTATAATAGAAGAACAAGCAAATGTTAATTTTAATATTATAGATATTGTTTCTATTTTTACAACTATCTTATCAAATCCGACATATTCTACATATCCTGGTACAACACCGTATAATAATTTTTATGGATCTAAATTTGATTTTATTCAGCAATTTAATGATGTAACAATGTATGGTACTCCATCATATAATTATAATTTAGCATTTAATTCAATAACAGGTTATTTAAATTTAGGTATGTTTTTATCATTTAATGATTTAACTAAATATTACGATGAATTATTATTTTCAGATACACAAGGTTTTGGTACTATAACAAATTATAATTTTGCATGGCAACATAAAATTGGTAATTTATTAATTAAACAAATTGATTTAGAGATTGGTGGTCAAAAAATAGATCGTCAATTTAGTGATTGGCTCAATATTTGGGCTGAATTAACTATTAATAGTTATTTACAACCTACTTATAATAAAATGATTGGTAATATTGATATATTAACTACATATGATGCTAATACTAAACCTCAATATCAATTATTAATTCCATTACAATTTTTCTTTAATCGTTATTTGGAATGTTCATTACCAATTATATTTTTTAGATATCATGAAGTAAAACTTACTATTACATTAAATGATTTATATAGTATTGCTCAAGTTGATCCTCAATTAACTACTGATAATATTAATATTGATAATTATATTCGTTTAGTAGATGCTCGATTATTAACTGAATATATTTATTTAGATGAAGATGAAAGAATTAAGTTTGCTACGTATTCTCACGAATATTTAATTGATTATGTTCAAGAGTACAATGAAGATATTATTAGTCAAACACAAACAATTAATTATGATTTTTTTAATTCTGTAAAAGCATTGTATTTTTTTATTCGAAGCTATCAATCTCTAAGTTTTCATGATTATAATTATGATTCTAATGTTATTGTTACTGGGACAATTACTAATCAAACAGTTAATAATAAAATAGTACCTATATTTATATTAGATACACAATATTATAATCAATTTACTATTGATAGTACATTAGTTGGACAATGTATCACATTAACTAATAGTAATTTTTACAATCATACTTATACTGTTGTAGCTATTAATAATAACCAATTTCAGTTTAATGGTACATACGAAGGTGATGATACAGCTACTTTAATATATAATTATACTGTTCCTAATGGTAACCAATATAAACAAGGGCCATTAAATAATTTCCAATTATTATTTGAATCATATCCAAGACAAAAAACGCTTGATGGAATTTATTTAAATGAAGTTATACCGTACAAGTGTCATACATGCATACCAAATGATGGTATTTATATGTATAATTTTTCAATGTCTCCAGAAGATTATCAGCCATCTGGATCTTGTAATCATTCTGCATTAAGATATAAAGCGATGATTTTAGCATTAAACGATAATTTTTGGAATTATGCTTCTTTATACAATACAACTAATAATGGTAAGGCTAAACTTACTATCTATGGATTAACTTATAATATATTACGATTATCAAATGGTATGGGGGCTTTGTATTTTTCAGCATAAACTTCGCCTAACAATTTTTTTATTTAAACATAATTTAATTATTATATTAATTAAATTATGGGAGGTGGTATATTACAAATAGCCGCAAATAGTGTCTCTAATTCAATATTCAATGATGTAAATTACAGTTTTTTTAAAATTGTGTATCACAAATACACTTCTTTTACAATAGAAGATTATATATTACCATTATCTAGTTTAAGTGATTTTGGAAAAAAATTGGAAGTTGTTATTCCAAAAGTAGGTGATTTATTAACTGATATTATTTTAAAAGTAGAATTACCACAAGTAAATGGTAATTATGTTTTTTCGGATAGAGATACATATTTAGCTAGTTTGCAAGCACAATATACTTTCGCTACTATGACTGATATTCAACAATATAATGAAAACTTGTATAAAGAAAGTTTAGGAAACGCAATGCAAGTATATTTAATTAGAAACTATAAAGATAATATTAAAGGGACTGTGGGTAATTATCAATTAATGTTACCATTATTAGATTCAACTATGTTTTTGAATCAAGGTATTACACAACCATATTCATTGCAAAAATATTTAAGTAATACATATCCTACTAGTACAGGAACTTCACCAAATTCTACATATTTTACAAATCAATTTAAATTACATACTGTTATTCCATTATTATATTCATTAAAAAGTACAACAAATATTGATTATTTAAATTATGCTTTTCAAGACAAAGAGTTTTATTTTTTTATTGCAAATTTATTAAATATTAAAGAAATTAATCCTTCTTATAAAATTACATATTTCAATGAATGGCAAAATAATTATTATAATACAGTTAAAAAATATATTCTTAAAACTCCTGAAATTGCAGCATTGAATACTTTTATTGAAAATATGAACACTGAACTAACTGATTCAACTACTACTAATAATTATGTTTTTAATTATAATAATTTATTTACTGTTACACCATTAGATTATCAATATAATATTGTTCTTCCATCTACCTTTGATACAAACTATTATTTATCTTATTTACCGCCATCAACTAATAATAATATTTATTCTTTTTTTACTATTTTTAATAGAAACTATATTTTAGTTAAGAGAAATGGTATAATTATTGGTGCTGTTGTTATTAAAAGTGTATTAGATACATCACCAGTTACATTAACTGTATATCCATTTAGGCATATTTCAACTAATAAAGTTATTGAAACATATGGTGATCAATTATTTTTATATTATGGGTTTTCTGGTTCTCAATTAGAACCAATTAATTATGCGATGATAAGTAATATTAAATTAAATATTAATAATTATCAAGAATTTACATTAGATAGATCTATTAATATTAATATCGATGATGTAATTATTATTGGTATTAATAATACATTAAATAAATCCTATAATGTTGTATATGGAGTGTTTAAAATAATTCAAGTTAGTAAATCTAATACTGGTATTGATAATTATTCTATGACAAATTATAATACAGTATTAACTGTTCAGCCAATTGAAGTTGATCAATTATATTTAACAGATATGTTATTATATAATAGCAATACTAATATTAATACAATTACATATTATAGTGATTATTCGTTAAATGTTGTTAATAGCTATCCAAATTTGACAACAGTAGTTAATTTATTAAAAAATATAATATATACAGATGTATCTATGATATCAATTATTAGTACGACAATTACATCTGTTTCTGAAACATTATTAAAACAAATTGTATCTGCAAATGATTTTGTGTTAAATTCAGCTGAAATTACAACAATACAAAATAGTATTCAAACATCTATCACCGATAGTTATGATGTTTTATTTAATTATATGAATTTAATATATTTTAAAACAATTATTAGAGATCCTGATAATCATGACTATTTAAATAACTTTTATTTTAAACTAAATTATCAACAAAGTGATAGTTTATTTGTATTAGATGGTGTAGGTAACAGTAATTTTACAAATTTAGTTAATAATGTATTGAGATATCAACAATATTTAACAAATACTATAAATAATAGTCTTAACCCAAGTGCAGTATTAAATTACACTAATTTTTTAACAACTTATATTATTGATCAATATCAAACAACATCTACATTATTTTATAATCAATGGTCAGCTGATTTATTACAGATTAAAGATAAATTAAGTGATAATTTAATTAAAATTTTAAAATATGTTCAATATGGTACAACTGGAAGACAAACATTTTTAACTTTTACAACAGATACAATACCATTTACATTAGTAAATATAGTAAGTTTAACATTAACATATAAATTAAATAATGTTGTACAAACAATAACTATTCCAAATAATTTAATTAAGATTACTAATAGTACAATTGCATTTGATTTAACTCAATTAATTCTTACTTTACATATACCATTTAATTTACAATATATTGATTTTAATTCTGCTTATTTTACATATTCTTATACAAATAGTGTTCCTGTAACTGTAAGTGGTATATTAAATATATATAATTTAACCTCGTATATGGATAATTATTTAAATGATATAACTACAATTATTAACGACAATTCACCTATTACCACTCAATTATATGGTAATAATATTTTATTAGATTTTATTAATAATTTATATAATGAAATGTTTAATTACATGCAAGAATATGAAGTTTCTAGAAAATTAATTACTAGATACGGTGGTACGCTATATACACAATATCAAGAAGATATTATTGATCAAAATCCATTATTATTGAATAATTCTTATTTAATTACTTATAATTCGTATAATTATTTCCCACGATTTTTATACAGCAAACAATCACAATTATATCAAAATATATATCAAAAAGTAAATGAATTATCTGAGAATTATGCTACTGAAACATCATCAGTTTATTTTTTAAATAATATTAACTATCCAAGAACAGATGGGTATAATTATACATTCACAAGTGAAGGATCAATACCATTTTTAGATCCTAAACAATTACCATTAATAATAGAACCAAATAATTATGGTGATAATTTATTAAATAAAGTATCTAAATATAATATATTAATTACACGAAGTAATTGTACGTTTAGTAATTTTTTACTTGATTTAGAAGAAAATAGTAATACTACTGCAGCATATGAACAACTGCAATATTCTGGATATTATTGGTATAGTTATTTTACTATTAATGGTATTAATACTACATCTATTAATGCATATATTGCTGCATTAGCAGGAAAAGATAATGGTTTATTAATGTATTATTGTTATAAATATGCAAGTGAATTATATTCATTATATAGTGATATGTTAAATTTAAATGTTAATATTGATGGTACAACTTTTAATACTATATATGAATTAACCCCAATTACATTAAGTACTTTAATCTTTAATATAGTAACTTCTGTATTAAATACCACTACATATTCAACTGGTAGTAATAATTATTATGAAACATATAATAATTTTATTCAAGGTACTAAAACATTAAATGATGTTTATTTTTTTCAAGTAACATTATTACCTCAATATAATACAAGTGCTGTTTCAGAATATTCACAAAATATATCAAATATAGTTAATGAATTTTCAAATATAATTACAATTATTAGTAGATTATCCATAAAACATAATATTGATATGGTATTAACATCATCTATTACATTAAGTAAATATCCAATTATATATAAAATTCGTGGTACAAGTGAAGTGATTAAAATTATATTAGCATCAGATCAATATGCTTTTGTTTATCAGCAATTTCCAAATTATCAGCAATTTCAATCATCAATTGTATTTCCAACTGGATATAATGTTAATGATTATTATAAAATATTTAATTTATCTATCCATTATGATTATTTAAAATATTTATTTTTTGGTAGTTATGGTGGTTTATTAAATGATCCATTATATAGTAGTACAGGTGGTGCTACTTTACATAATTTATATTTAAAAATTAATACATTTTTACCTACTTTTCAAAGTAACGATATACCTGTTTTTTATGCTAATCAAGTTGGATTATATTTACCAAATATGGAGGGTCATATTGTACAAAGTTATCAAGCATGGATTCAAAGATCAGCACAACCATATTTTTATTATTTTAATACAGCTGCTACATTTTATGATATGTTTTATAATTATGCAAATAATAAATCTGGACAATCATTCGTATCGGAATATTATACTAAAAGTACGAATAAAAATATATATAATAATCGACCTGATATCTTCAAAGGTGAATTAATTTTAGCTACTAGAATGGCATATGGATCTAGAGATAATGTAAATAGATTATCAGGAAATAGCATGAGATATAATTTCTTAGATCAAAGATTATACAGTATATTAAATTATTTTAAAAATACAACTATGCCAGCATCAGCTGATTCAGTTCAATATATTAATTTATTAAATAATTTAAATACTAGATTTACAGATTATCAGGAATTTTTAGTACAAGTTAAATATTCAATGGGACAAATAAGTAAATATGCTAATAATGATTTATACGGTAATATATTAACACGATACAAAGTTAATAGTATTAGTATGGTTGATTTAGATATATTTAAAAATTGGAATACATATGTATTAAATTTTAATTATAATTTTGCACCATTATTAAGTGGATTAAATAATACTATCATACAATACAATCAATTAAATTCTAATATATTAGATTTATCATCTCTTGGATATGAATTAAATAATTTTATTAATAATTTTTTTACAAGATATGAAACTAATTTTGATGATGTATTAGCAATGAGATATTTAAATTTTATAGATGAATATAATACTATATTTAGTGGATTAACTTATTTTAGTGAAAAAGATACATTTACAAGTAATGTAGCATATAGAAATAATAATTACACTTTAATTCAATTTAATTTTAGTGCATTACCTATTTCTAATATTATGAATTTATATCAATCTGATGTTTCTGCATTCAAACAATTATTTACTATAATGTTAGGTAATCGTCAAAATAATATATTGACACAAAGTTTAGATACAACACAAATTAATCAATATAATCAATATTATTCAGTAAATGATGTAACATCTCTTACATTCTATGATAAATTCTTTAAATTTTCTAATACAGTTGATTATAATTTAATGCCATTAATATATCATGATTTATATAATATTCAAAATGCAAGTCATACGGTTGCGTTTTATTTAAATTATTTATATTCGTATCTAAGTTCAAATTCAGCAAAACCAAATATTGGTGATTATGATAATTCAGCATTACCATTTAGTTATTATTTCCCACGGTATTTATCAACTGGTATTAATTATTTTACTCAAAATTTTCATTCTTTAATTGTTGATAATACTGCATTTTTTCCGTATAAACAAGTTCCAAGTAATGCAAATATATGGGATGGTAGTACTCAACCTAGACCAAGATCATTTATGTATTTATTTTTATTATATAAGATTCAATTTAGAAATTACAATTATAATTTTGTAGGTGATGCATTTGTTTATACAGATAAAACAAATCCAACTACACATAAACCTGTCAGAAATATCACAGCATTAAATACATTTTCAACATATTCTAATATTAATACAGAAGTTGTAGCATTTGATACATTAGTTGATTCATTAGCATTTACAGGTAAAATTGATGTATTACAAAATGTAGTGCATCCATTTTTTATTAATAAACATATTGATAATTTATTATTTATTAAAGATCTATTAAATGATCTAACAACTGTACCAGATAATGCACCATTAAATTATATATTACCAAATAATAATAATTATATAACATTCTTAAATAATAAAACTATTATTACTAATACATTTGATCAAACCGGATTAGTATATGGTGGTTATCCATACACATTAGGTGTTTTATCAGCAAATAATTATATGGGATGTATTCCAATGATTGATCAAAACAGTACTTATATTAACTGTTATATTGAAGGTAATATTGTATTACCAACTTTAATTACTCAAATTTATTATTTTTTAACATCAGAATGTTTTCTATTAAATCAAAATGAATTAATTGCTTCATCATATCAAAATACACCGATGTATATAGGTAATTTATTAGGTCAAGTAACTGCAGTACAATGGAAAAATGGATTAATTAATTTAATATCTGAATATTTATTTTTAATATTAAAATCTAAAAACATTATTTATCAAAATTCTATTAGTGAAATATCATATTATGATTTATATACAAGAATTAAAAATTTTACATCTATTGATCGTTTAATTGATATTATTGATATGTATATTAATTCGCTAGTTAATATTACAATTAATAAGAATGTTACACCTATATTATACAATGCTACATATAAACAATTTAAAATTCCTGATGTATTTTCATTAACTACAATTAAAAATAATATTAACTATTCAAACTATTATAGATTATTATTTGCATTAAGGCAAAGTTTAATTGGTAAATACAATAATTTTAATGAAAGAGTTCAATTTCATAATAACTATGATTACTGGAAGAGCAATAATATTATTTTATCATCTGATTATCAATCAATTACATTAAACAATAATAATTATTTAATTAAAACTATTGACAATAATCAAATGCAATCTGGTTTTACATATTATTTTAATAATAGTACACATATTCCAATTAATTTATTTACAACTATTATTGATTACATCATTCTCAATATATATAACTCAATTTATAATAAAACTGGTGCAACTAATACAAAATATAATTTTTTAAATTTTCAATATCAATATTTTGGTTATGCTGCAACATTAACACTATCTAATGTATATTTTGATCATCCAAATAATACTTTTACTGTTATAATTGATACTGGTGCTAAAACTATAGTTGGAACATATACTGGTACAAGTTATACCATTGGTTATAATCAAAATTTCACAATTGTATATAATAGCTTACCCTTTGGGTATCAATTTAATTTTAATGATAGTACAGTTAGATACCAACAATTACTATATCAAACAGCAAGTCCTATTGATTCTAATGATTTAGGAATATTACAAAACATGTTCTCGGTATATAAAAATATACAAAATATTTTAGAAACAATGGGAATTTTATTATCTTATAGTGTTACAGGAGATTATCATAATATTAGTAGTACAAATACATCTTATTATAATTTTATTAATTTTAGTACATTTATTGAATCATTTATTTATTATAACTATATTGCATTAAATACAACACCAAGAGTAGTTACTTTTAGTATAACACCATCAAAAGCTGTTTCAAATACTGCACTTGATTTCATATTTACATTTAATAATTGGTCTGAATTTTATGGTACAACTGCATATGTATATTATAATTATTTAGATAAAACATATATACCTACATCTGCTGATTATATTAACAATATATCATTAAATCTAGTTAATGGTCAATGGACTGGTATTTTAAATTTTGCTTTTGCAAACCCAGGATCAAATTATATATCTATTACTAATGTTTTATTAGATGATATAAATTATACATTTACTACTGCTCCTGTTGCAGTTACTATAAATAATCCTATTATTGTTTCTACTATTGATAGAGGTACATTAAGTAATACAAATGCTATTAATGGCATACCAACACCTAACCAAATTGGATTACCAACATGGTCATCTAGTTTTTCTGCTACACAATTATGGGTTTATGTATCAAGATATGCAGATTATACTAATATTACAAATGCATTAGATGATGGTTCAGGTAATGGTGACGGCCCATTTCCAATTCAAGTTGGTCCTGATCCAAACGGTGGAAATCTACCATATTATTATATTGACACTTCAATAATTTATGCAAAACTTGGTTATTTATATGATTTATGGTTATATGTAGCAGATGTACCTACAATTAGTGAATTACCTAATGCAGGTACATTTGCATTAGTATCGGGAATACCTATATATGATCAATTTATAACTGTTGCAACTGATATTTTACCTGAATCAACATTAGGTAATTTAGTAAATGCATCTAGTTTAAATATTGCTGTTCCATATTTATCACAAACATTTACACTTAACCAACCTTATTGGTATCAGTGGTATAGAATATTTCAGTTATATTTATATATATCACCTGATCCACCATCTAATCCTGATCCAACATTAACTAATGAAAATGGTGATGTATGGCAACCAGTAACTGGTAATGTTATTAGTATTCCTTCTTATGGACAACCAGCAACATTTACAACAACATTTACTGTGCCAAATAATCAATATTATATATACTTTTCATATTATCCAATTACTGGTTCTGGACAATGGAAAACTAATCCAATTAATTTTTGCTTAAATTTATTAAATCCACCTTATCCAGCTGATGGTACTACCGTACCAATACCATATACACCATTTCAATTAAGTGTTGAACAACTTAATGGAGGAAGTAGGTCAAATAATTATGTGTATATATATGATCCTGCAAATCCAGTTCCTGATCCCAATCCTAATAATTATAGCTTAGGACTATATCAGCAAATTGGATTCTGGAATAGTTTAGGTATTACTCAATTATATGTATATATTACTGGTAATGGTGATGGATCATATTCTAGTTATTATCCAATTAATGGTATTGAACAACCTATTCCACTTGTGTATGATTTTAATGTTGGACTTATATATTTAAATTTTTCTCTATTGTTAGATAGTTCATATGTTGGATTAAATCAAAATGTGTATGTAACTTATAATCCTATTTATGCTCAAAATATACCATTTGGTCAAGGTGCTGTAAATATTCAAATAACTGCACCTCCATTTCGTTACCCATATACCAATTATACTTTTATTGATGTGGTAAATCCAGTAATAACAACATTTGATCATATTCCAACTGATTTAATTACGTATCAAACAAATCCAATTCAAGTTAATATCCAAAATTATTCTACTCATTATGAATATGGTAATCCTTATTATGATCCTGCTGATCCTCATTATTACCTTTGGATATCTTTTGGTTTATCCTCTGATATTGGTACTATATATTTTACTGATATTATTGAAATAACAATTACACCACCATCTACATCTGGATATTTTATATATGATCGTTACACAACAAGTGTAGAACCTGCATGGACATATATATCAAATAATACAACATATGGTAGTGGATTAATTAATAATTCTATTGGATATTTATATAATATTATTGGTAGTATTAATGCTACAATTAGTCCATTTATATATAATCCTGGTGATATAACTAATTTTGATATATTATTAGCACAATGGGATCCAAGTTATATTTCTGTAAATAACATCACTAGTTTATACATCTATTTATATGGCATAAATCTAAACAATTCATTACAATTAGGTCCTTTTGATGTTATAGTTACTGGAACAAATGATTTATTATTTATTATCGATCCCAGTGATCCAATTAATAATTTTAATACATTAAATCAAGATACTTATAATATTTATATATCGGATGTGAATACAAATTTTACGGATCCACCAACTACACCAACAGTACCACCAACTAATGGATATATATATCAGTTACTAACAAATCAACTAACTATTGGTAATATAATTATTCATTATCTAAATGCAACATTATCACCTATTATATATGCTGTAAATAATTTAGAATCATTCGATATATTATTAACATTATGGCAATCTAATTATTCTAATGTTGTTACAAATGTATATGTATATTTCTATGGTACTACATTAAATGAATCATTAATATTAGGTCCTTATACTATTACCAATACAACAACATATGATATATTATTTACTGAAACATTAACTGGATTAGATCCTGATACTTATAATATTTATATTTCAGATGATATTAATAATTTTACAAATCCACCAACAACACCTACTATACCACCAGCAACTGGATATTTATACCAACAATTATCTACTCAATTAACAATAGTAAATATACTTGTTGAAAATCTAAATATATCTATTTCACCTAATATATATACAAACAATACATTTGAATCATTTGATATAGTATTACCATTATGGAATCCAAATTATTCTGCTTATATTTCAGATGTATATGTATATTTATATGGTACTACATTAAATGAAACATTAACATTAGGTCCTTATAGTATTACAGCTACATCAACCTATGATATATTATTTACTGAAACATTAACTGGATTAGATCCAGATACTTATGACATTTATATATCTGATAATGTATTAAATTTTACAAATCCACCAACTGCACCTAATATACCACCAGCAAATGGATATATATACCAATTATTATCAAATCAATTAACAATTAATTAAAAATAGATATAAATAAATTATTCTAATATTAATTCAATGAGAACTAATATTAGTATTATAAGTCCAAATTTAATAATTACTAATAATTTAACTGATACTAATTTAAATTTTACTGTATCAAATGAGATTTCTAATTTATCTGATATTTTTACGGTATCTTTAATATCAAATATTCGAGATAATATAATAGAATTTAAGATTAGTAATAATTTTACATTTATTCCTGATATTATTAATTATAATTTATTATTGACGTCATCTATTTTTAATATATCTTCATCTATGGGAATTGATGATATTTATTCATTAATTATATATAATAATAATAATAAATATATATCTGAAAAATATATTAATATAAGTAAAAATGGTCCAAATATTAACTTTAATATCAACCAAAATAATTTACATTATAATGTAAATAATTCAAATAATTTATTAGTTAGTGCTTTTGTTAGTGGTTTAACAAAAAATTCATATTTTAATCTTAAATTAGGTAATGTTATATCTTCAAATATAAAATTTGATGGTGATGGTATATATTATTATACTTTTAATAAAGTTAGTTTATCTAATGTTGAATTACTATATAATGGTATAAAAATAATGGATAATTCTACTGATATTATATCTGATAATTCAAATTTTTCTAAAATTATATCTCCAAATACTAGTTATACTGGTTTAGAATATGAATATATATTTGATTTAACTAAATGGAATAGTTTATTAATGAGACATAGTAAAGAATATAGTTTAAATTTAAGAAATTCGATTTCGTATATACATTTATATACTGCAAATAATCCAGATAATAATAATTTGTCATATTATAAATCATTTAAACTTGTTAAAAATAAAAGAGGATTTTATTTATTATTAAAAACTACTTTTAATCTTACAGGTGAATTACATTTTTACATGAGAGATAATATTAATCCTAATCATTCAATTATTAATGAGTATATTGGTAGTATTAATATTACTCACTATCCAGTTAATATAACTTATTTTGATAATAAAATTATGATTGATTTACCAATATCTATAAATAGTTTTGATATTTATTCAGTAGATGATATTAATGGATCTAATTCAACTAATTATGTGAGAATAAATAATTTAAATAATATTATCGATGTATCAAATTTTAATACAAGATATGTTAAAATATTCGGTAAAAATAATTCATTTGTTGTTAATTATGTAATTGAAATAAACAATCAATTAGCGTCACCGACTGTATTTTCAATTAATCCAAATATTGCTTCTATTACCGACAATAGTGATAATCCTGTGGATAGCTCTATTACTGATGCTATACCAGATATCCCAGTAAATAATCTAAGATTAGCAGCACCAACTGCTTATCTATTATCTGATCCTTCTACTACTATTATAGGTGTATATACTCACTTTGATAATGCATTTACAACACCTTCTTATTTTTTAAAAACATATGGTTTATATACTTATATAAATTCTAGTACATTAGATTCTTCATATACAAATTTTGATGGGTATCTAGTTATCCAACCAGATCCTTTATCCAATGCTACATCTCAAACAAATGGAACTTTAGATTTATTTATTTCTCAAATTTTGGGAGAATTGGCTAATAAAAATATAAATCTTATTAATGTTCCAACCATATTTCAATCTACTTTAATTAACAATAATTTCACTGGAGAAACACACACGTTTGAATATTATAACTATACAGTTCTAAATAATCAAAAAATAAATATTCAAGCTCCGCTATGTTTATACACTGAAAGTGATAATAAATTATTAACAAGTACTACACAAATCCAAAATAACTTTTTATTGGCGTATAATAATGAAATAAGAAATTATGATGGACAAAATTCTGTTAATCAACAAATTACAGCTGTAACTAATTTAACATCTAATAATCCTAGATATGCGTGGATTGAAGACTTGGGCAAATATATTTCTCAATATTATGAATTATCTATTAATACTACCACCATTGAAAAAATAACTAATGATTTTATAAATATTTTAGGTGATACTAGTGTTCCTAAAGGTAAAAAAAGTGGTTTATATAAAATGATTGGTAATGTACCAGAATTAACTGAATTTAATTCTAATCCTTTACCTAAATATGAATTAAATATACCAATACCATTTTATTTTAATAGATTTGGTAATGCTGGATTGAGCATACCAATGATTGCTTTATTACATTCTGATGTAAAATTAACAATTCAAATGGAACAATTACAAAATTTACTTATTAGTGATCCATTAACTACATTTACTACTAGTAATAGACCTAAATTAAGTCTTCAATTAAAATATATTTATCTTGATAATGAAGAAAGAATTAAATTTGCTAGAAGTAAGCATGAATATTTAATAGAACAAGAAAATTATAGAGATTATACTCATGTTGGTACTCAATTTAAAGCTAAAATTAATCTTGCCAATCCTGTAAAAAGTTTATATTGGTTTGCTCAACCATTAATAAATATTGCAAATAAACAATATTTTAACTATACTATATCTAAATTTTATAGATTATTATCAAATTACGATAGATCAGATGAAGTAAATCCTATTACAATATTTTCACGAAAATTTTATGCTGCATTATACGCTGCAAATCCTCAAATACCATATATACCAGTAGTATTAAATAATATAGTTACTAAATTTCCAATACAGGATAAATCACCAATTAATAATTCTGAATTAAGAATTAATGGTCAGCAAAGATTTAATTCTACAATTGATCAAACAACTCTTGTCAATTTCTTATCTTATCTAAATATACCAATGAATGGATTGCATGTATATAGTTTTGCTAGACATCCTGAGCAATATCAACCATCAGGATCATGTAACTTTTCTATATTAGATGACACTTATTTTACATTAGATACGGATAATGGATCATATAGTGTTAAATTTATAGCAACAAATTATAACCTATTAAGAATAATGGGAGGTCAAGCAGGTTTGGCTTTTGAAAT